TCTTCAAGCGATATCGAGACTGGGTCAAAGCTGATGTTTTCAAACGGCTTTTCGATGCCGCCTCGGACCAGCCGGATATGGAGTACGCCATGGTCGACGCCACCATCGTCAAAGTTCACCGCCCCTATCGCTCAGATCGCTCGGATAGCGCAGCTCCTTGCGGCCCGCCGCGCGACGATGATCGTCCGTCCCCATGTGGTGCCTCCCAAAACAAACTCAAACCACATATCGAATCACGACCGATTCAACCGAATCAACTCCTTTCCGGAACGGCTCTTAGGGCTCGGTCTATTTCGCCGCGGCTTGCGCCTCTGCGCGGGCTTCCTGGCGGCGACCGAGCCACAGCGCGTTGACGAGCCATAGGAGCGCGATCGGGATCGCCACCAGCGCCAGCTCGGTCGCACCGGCGCCGAGCCCGCGCAGCCCCGCCACGCCCCAGGCGCCGAGCTGGTCCCCCAGACGATAGACGAAGGTGTCGATAAAGCTCTTCGCCTTGTAGCGGTCCTCGCGCGGCACCACGGTGAACAGGATCTCGCGCGTCGGCCGAGCGATCGCATAGTCGCCGGCCCGGCGCAGCACCTGGAACACCGCGATCGCGGAGAGCGTCGGCGCGAACGCCAGCGCTCCGAAACCGATCATCGTCAGGACGGGGAGGAACCCGAGCGCCAGCGCGACGCCGAACAGCACCAGGAGCCGCCCGGTGAAAAACAGCTGCACGATCAAGGTCAGCGTGTTCACCAGGAGGTCGATCGTCGCGAAGAACGCGGTCTGCGCGCCGCGGTCGGCAAAGCTGTGGCTGACGATCCCGGCCTGCTGGAAATAGAGGAAGGTCGAGGTGATCGCGAACAGCAGCAGAAACAGGCTGACATTGACGAGATAGGGCGAGCGAAAGGCGTGTGTGATGCCGGCGACGATGCTGCCGCCGATCGGTTGTTCTTCGCCGCGGGCCTCACTGCCGGGCCGGCGCGACAGAGCAGGCGAGAGGCGCGACAGGCGGCCGACCGCGAACACCGCGAGTTCGAGCAATCCCGCCGCGCCCAGGAGCAGCACGATCGGCGAGACGTAGCGCGCCAGCGCCGCGGTCAGCGCCGAGCCGGCGATCGCGCCGAGCGTCGCCCCGGCGGCGATGAAGCCGAACAGACGCTTGCTCTGTTCGGGGCTGAACAGATCGACATTCATCTGCCAGAAGATCGAGACGACGAACAAATTGTAGACCGAGACCCAGATGAAAAAGGCCCGGCCGACCCACACCGTCTGAGCCGCATCGGCGACGTAAAAGAGCGCCGCGAACAGGATGATGTTGAGGGCGAAAAACCGGTAGGTCAGCGGTATGAAGCGCTGGCGCGGCAGGGTCTTGACGAGATAGGCGAAGGGCAGGTTCAGCACCACCATGCCGACAAGCGTGCCGGTGAACAGCCATTGCAGATTGTTGACCCCGCCGGCGACGCCCATCTCGTCGCGGATCGGACGCATGATGTAGTAGGACGACAAGACCGCGAAGATGTAGAGCCAGCACCAGAAGAGGACCGCGACCTCCCCGGGCCGAACATCGATGACCCGGCGCAGCAGCCGGTAGCCGATGCCCGGCGCAGCGACGGCCGGCCGGCCGGCCTCACTCAACGGGCGCCCCTTGCGTTAAATTGAGACCGGCCGATGCGGCTTGGCGCCGATCGGTCATCCCTCCTGGTCGACGCCGACGACGAGGTGGCATTCGAGAACCTCGTCGCGGGGGACCCTCAGCTCCTCGGGCGGGTTGAGCTGGTGCAGCACCAGGGCGTCGCCGTCCCAGCGTACGAACTGCTTGATCAGCACCGCCTGACCTGTTTTGAAGACGACGACGTCGCGGCCGTGGGTCGACGGCTTGAACGGGTTGACGTGCAATAGCCAGCCCTGCCTGTAGCGCGGCTCCATGCTGTCGCCGACCATGTAGATCGCGTAGGCGCCACGGACCCCGGCGAGATTAGCGGGACGCGGGGTATAGCCGATCGGCCCGTCCTCGAGAAACATCTGCTGATCGGCGCCGCCGCGTGCGGCGCTGCGGATCGGGATCGGCTCGGCACGCGGCGGGGCGACCGCAGCGACGAAGGCGCGCGGCGGGCGGCCGCGCCGGGCCGGGCCGATTCGTGGCGGCGTCTCGGCATTGGCGCCGGCGTGGCGCAGCACCTCGTCTTGGGAAACCCCGAGGAAACCGGCGATTTGCACCGCCTCCAAGAGTTTCATCTGGCGCTCGCCCTTCACCATGCGTGAGACCGCCGATGGGGCCAGGCGCAGATGCCGGGCGAGGTCGGCCTGCGACGCGCCGGCCCGCTCGAGTGTCTGCTGAAACCAGATCGCATCCATGATTACGGCCTGCGTAATTGTCTCATTGACATTGCTCCAATTGATAATATATGCAGCATGCGGCTTTGACAAGGGGCGAATCGCATGGCGGGCAAAATCGTGGAAACGCATGAGCACGCACGGGGAGATACGGAAGCCGAGGGCGGTTGTGCGTTTATTGTCAATAGTGCCGACCCGGCCCCGGGCCGCGTCAATTTCTGCAATGCGCCGCGGGGCTCCGGCTCGGCCTATTGCCTACGACACCACGCCCTGTGCCATCTCACCAAGGGCAGCGCAACTGAGGAGCGAGAGCTGCGCGAGATCGAAGCGCTGGCGGAAGCGGTCGGCGGGCGACAGGGACGTGAGGCGCGCCACCCTCCAGACCGCCTGTTGCACCGGCTCGACCGTATTGCGCGCGCATTTTCGCGCCCAAGATGTTCACCAATTGTTCCTGAGGAGATCCAGATGGCGACACAACGAACACCAAGAACCGCGACCGCCGGCGTGCAAGATTCCGGGCCGACGCCGGAGCGTCGCCAACATGGCGCCATCGAGCGGCCGGCGCACGCGATCGGCGATTCGGCAGGCCATCCCTCCCGCCCGTATCGCGCGGTCGACACGCTGGCGATCATGCAACGGCGCGGCTCGATAACCGGGAGCATGCGACAGGCCGGCGAGGATTTTCGCGCCCGGTTCGCGACGGCTCAACTCGACCCGCTGCGCGCATTCGACCCGTCGCGTCTGCGGTCCGGCGAGCGCAGCCCGCGGCCCGACAGGGACGGTCCCGCGCTGCGCATCGAGGCGGCGCGCACGGCGGTGTGGCGCGCGATCCAGGCAGTCGGCGGGATCGCTTCGCCGGCGGGATCGTGCCTCTGGCATGTCCTCGGCTGGGAGCGTTCGCTCAAGGAATGGGCTCTCCAGCAGGGCTGGAGCGGGCGTCGAGTCAGCCAGGAATCGGCGTCGGGCATCCTCATCGCCGGGCTGGGCGCGCTAGAATCGCATTTTGGCATCGCACAAAAATTATCATATAAGCATTTTCATCTTGACAAATCCGGATCAATGTGATAAAAGATCACCACACTGACGGAACTGGGCGCGGCGACGGCGCCCGATCGCAATCTCGATAGAGCATCCTTCTTGGCAACTCGGTCTCCGCGGCGCGGCAGCTCCCGACCGACATCGGGCAAAGCGCGCCGCGGGCCAAAAAAAGAGGCGCAGAAGGAAGCGCTCCCGGCCGATCTCGAAGAGATCGCGGCGCGCGCCGCCCGGCTCGGCATCACCGCCGACCGCGTCCTAGAGGAATATGGCCATATCGCCTTTGCGGATTTGCGTCACATTGTCGAGTGGGGCCCTGGCGGGCTGCGGATCAAGTCGCTCGACACGATGAGCAACGCGGACGTCTCCGCGATTTCCGAGATTGTGCCCGGCTCCGACCCCGAGCATTCCCGGGTCAAGCTGTACGACAGGAAGGCAGCGCTCGACGCGATCGCCCGGTATCTCGGCATGTTCCCGCTGCCGCCGCGGCGCCACGAGAACGAGGCGCCGCAGGATGAGGGAGAGGATCCTCGTGAATTCCTTGCACGCGAGCTCGCTCGCCTCGCTGCCGGAGCCGGTGAGGAATAGGCTCGTCTGGTCGCTGCCGCGCGACAAGGCGCTCAGGCTCAAATACGAATGGCCGTACCGGGCGCGACCGGAGCAATTGCCACCGCCGGGCGATTGGCGGGTCTGGCTGCTGCTGGCCGGCCGCGGCTTTGGCAAGACGCGGACCGGCGCCGAATTGGTACGGGCCCGGGTCGGGGCGCATACGGCGCGTCGCATAGCGCTGGTGGCACCAACCGCGGCCGATGCGCGCGATGTGATGGTTGAGGGCGAAAGCGGGCTGCTGGCGATCGCGCCACCCTGGGACCGGCCGCTCTACGAGCCATCCAACCGTCGCCTCACCTGGCCCAACGGCGCGGTCGCGACGATTTTCAGCGCCGAGGAACCGGAACGCTTGCGAGGACCGCAGCATGATTTCGCCTGGTGCGACGAACTTGCCGCGTGGCGCTATCCGGAAGCGTGGAACATGCTGATGTTCGGGCTGCGACTCGGCAACGACCCGCGGGCAATCGTGACCACGACGCCGCGGCCGACAAAGCCGATCCGCGCCCTCATCGCCGACCCGAAGGTCGTGGTGAGCCGCGGCACGACGGCCGAAAATCGCGCCAACCTGGCGCCCGCCTTTCTCGACCAGATCGTGCGACGCTATCAAGGAACCCGGCTCGGGCGGCAGGAGCTCGATGCCGAGATTCTCGACGACATGCCCGGCGGCTTGTGGCAGCGCGGCATCATCGAGGCGACGCGGACGAGCGCCCTACCGGAACTCTCGCGGGTCGTCGTCGCGATCGATCCCGCGGTCTCCGCAAGCGAGAAAGCCGACGAAACCGGGATCATTGCCGTCGGCCGGGACGGAAACGGCCACGGCTATGTGCTCGCCGACGCTTCGGGCCGTTATGCGCCGGCGGAGTGGGCACGCATCGCTATCGCCGCTTACGGCGCCCACCAGGCCGACCGCATTGTCGCCGAAATCAACAATGGCGGCGACATGGTCGAGGCGACGCTGCGGATGATTGACCCGAACGTCCCGTTCAGCGCAGTGAGGGCGGCGCGCGGCAAGGTCGCGCGGGCCGAGCCGGTGGCCGCGCTCTATGAGCAGGGCCGAATTCACCACCTCGGCGCCTACCCGCAGCTCGAAGACCAGATGTGCGCCTTCACCAGCGATTTCGATCGGACAGCGGCCGGCTACTCGCCGGACCGGGTCGACGCGCTGGTTTGGGCCATCACCGAGCTGCTGGTCCAGCCCCGTGCGGGGGACGGCATTTTCGAGACTTATCGGCGGCTCGCTGCAAAGGAGAATGACGCTCCATGACGCTGCTCGTCAAAGACGCCAACACCACGGTGCAGTCGCTGGCGACCGAGGTCGACGGCAACGGCAACCTCGTGCCGGTGCACGCGCCGGCCGTGACCAACGCGCAAGGCGTATCGAGCCCGGTCGGGCTGCAAAACCCGCTGCCGGTGACCAACACGGCCGGCGCCGTGGCGAGCGACGGCAGCGGCGCGGTCGCCACCGGGGGCAGCGCCCAAGCGCTGTTCGGCGGGCTCGTCCCGGTGAACGGGTTTGTCGTGCAGAACAATTCGTCCGCCGCGCTGTGGATCTCGGACGTCGGGGTCGCCTCGGCGGGCGGCGCCAGCATCCAGCTCGCCGCGAATGGGGGTCTGTTCGCCACCCCCTCCGGGTATAAGCCCGCCGGGGCGGTGAGCCTCTACGGCGCGACAACGGGCCAGGGCTTTGCGGCGCGCCGGTGGTGAGCCGGATGTCGCCGACGAAATGGATCGACCGTACGCTCACGGCAGCGGCGCTGATCGCGGGAGTTCTGGTCGCCTGGAGCGCGCTGGCGCAGTCGCCGGGCAATTTTTCGACGCTGTCGACGACCGGCACGGCGACCCTCAACGGCGACGTCCTGATGTGCTCGGGGCGGCCGTGGATTGATGTCAAATGCCCAAGCATGGCCGGGGGGGCGGTCGGCGACGACAGCCATGACGACACCAGCGCACTTCAAGCCACCATCAACGCAGGAATCGCCAGCAACTGGCCGGTGCATGTCCCGGCCGGGAAGTACAAGGTCACCAGCCTCCTCACCGCCGATTACGCCAGCCAGGCGGCGAACGGGTTCCGCCTCATATCCGAAGGCGCGATCCTCGACGGGCGCTCGATCAGCTCGGGCCCGGTGCTGCAGGTGCTGTGCTCGGGCGGGTCGGCCGGAAGCCCGACCGGCTGCTTTTATTTGAAGATCGAAGGCACGCTCGACATCCTCGCCAATTCGGGCCAGCAGAACCTGGCAACCCTGACCGCCGGCTACAGTACCGGCGCGACCGTGCTCGGCGTCTCGACGACGGCGCCGTTTACGGTCGGCGGCACGGTCATCGTTGCGCTGCACAGCGGGGGCAGCTTCGCCGCACCGGTCGACGCGATGAACCCCGGGGTCAGCATCACGCTGCACACCGGGCTGCCGTCCGCGGCCGACATCAACGGCCAGGTGTCGCGGCCCTCCTATCCGTTCATGCTCGGCACCTACAATTTCGCCGACGCGCACAATTCGGCGAAGATCGATCATCTCACGGTCAACAACGCCAGTACCGCGGCAGGCGCCGGCGGCTGCCAGTTCAACTATGTGCTCGACAGCGACCTCTGGGCGGTGTGCGTCTCGGGCGGCGGCGCCGCGGGCCTCGCGCTCGAACAGACGCAGTTCTCGCGGATCAGCGGCGCCGGCACGGCGCAGGGCACCGGCGGCGCCGGGCTCGTGCTCGAGAACGGCTACAACTTCTCGAACACCTTTCTCGCGCTCGATCTCGAAGTCTCGCCGACGTGCCTCTCGATCACCTTCGCCCATGACGGGCAGAACACGTTTGTCTCGCCCTATTTCAACTGCGTGACCGCAGTGAGTGCGACAGCTTCGACGCGCAATGTGCTGATCAACCCGAACTATGGCGGCAATGTCGTCAATCGCGGTCCGCAATCATCCTCGATCCAGGTAATCGGCACCGGCAATCGGGTGCCGTGGCAATTCCCGGCGGTCGCGACCTTCACCGCCGTCGGCGTCGACAGCGGCACGGCGATTTCGTCCTACAACGCGCCTGGCGCGTCGATGGGGATCACCCTGCCGGCGCCGGCAGGGGTCGAGACCGGCTGGTGGATGGGGTTTGCCAGCGACAACGGCAAGGGCATGACATTGACCCCGCCCTCGGGTTTCATCCTGTCGGGCGGCAAGCAGATCTCGACGCTCACGCTCGGCCCCGGCAATTACGAATATGTCGAGCTGGTCAACGACGGCTCGAACTACCGGGTGCGCACCTCAACCCGCAACACGCGCCTCGGCAACGGGATCGAACCCGGCAACTGGCCCGGCAACTGGCTCTTCCCGTCGAGCGCGGGATACAGCGCAACGCTAGCCGACAACGGCAATGTGCTGTCGAGCTACAACACAGGAGCGGGACTGACGGTGACGCTGCCGTCGACGACCACACTGTCATCGGGCTGGTCGATGGGCTTTACCGCCGAGAACGGCAAGAGCCTCGCCGTGCAGGTCAACAACACGAGCGGGGGGCATCTGCTCTACCCGAACAGCGGCGCACTCGTGACCTCGCTGAGCCTCGCCGGCAACAACTACGAATTCATCGTGCTGCAATATGACGGCGGCGGCGATTTCCGGATCGAGCAGGCGACGCCGGCGACAGCAACGCAGCTCGGCATGGCCGGCATCGGCGGCATCAGCCGGTGGAGTTTCCCATCGGCGAGCGCCTACAGCGCCACCCTCGCCGACAATGGCGACGCGATCTCGGCTTACAACTCGCCGCTCGGATATCTGACGGTGACGCTGCCGTCGACGAATGCGATCAGCGCTGGGTGGACGATCGCGATCGCCAACGACAACGGCAAGCTCGCCGCGGTCCAGGTCAACCCGACCAGCGGCGGCAAGATCCTCTATCCCGGCAGCGGCCCGTCGGTCACTTCTCTGGCCCTCGCCGCCGGCAATTACGAATTCGCGGTCCTGCAATTCGACGGGTCGAATTTTCGCGTCGCCCAGGTGACTCCGTTGACGGCGCAAGGCCTGGCGTTCCCGGGCAGCGCCGGCGCGACGACGCGATGGTCGTTCCCGTCCGTCAACACCTACACGGCGACCGCCGCGGATGGCGGCAACGCTTTGTCGAGCTTCAACGCGCCGGGCGCCGGCCTCGCGGTGACCCTGCCGGCAATCGGCACGCTCTCGCCCGGCTGGACGATCGGCGTCGCGACCGACAACTCAAAGACGATGAGCGTCGCGGTCAATGGCGGCGCCGGCGAGAAGATCCTGGTGCCGGGAACGCTCGGGGCGAAGACCTCGCTGGCGCTCTCGAACAACACCAGCGCGTACGAACTCGTCATCCTGCAATTCGACGGCAGCAATTTCCGCATCATCTACGCGACCCCGCTGACCGCCAACATCAACGGCATGGCGCTGCCGATCGGGACGCCGGCCTCAAGCTCGGCCGCCTGCCAGACCGGTGCGCTCCAATTCGACTCGAATTACCTCTACGCCTGCACTGCACCCAATACCTGGAAGCGATCAGCCTGGAGCAGCTTCTGATGCCTCCCGAAAGTGGTACGCGCAAGCCCCTGACAGCCTCTTATACCTGGGGTCAGCAGGGCCTCGAGGCGCAGTTCGGCACCGTGTTCCAACCGGGCCAAGGGATCTTCTCGCCCGGCTATCCGCTGGCGCCGCCCGAGCCCGAGCGGGTGCGGCTTTGGGATTTTCCGGTCGGCGTCAACACGATCTACACGCCGCGCGCTTACGAGCCGATCGCCTTCGACGAACTGCGCGCACTGGCCGATGCCCATGACATCACACGCCTGGCGATCGAGACCCGCAAGGACCAGATCGAGAAGCTCGACTGGACGATCAAGCCGCGCACGACACAGCTTCCCACCGCAGACGCGACGACGCGCAGCGCACACCTCGCCGATTTCTGGCGCCGACCGGACGGTGAGCGGCCGTTCGCGACCTGGTTGCGCGAGCTTCTCGAAGACGTTCTGGTGCTCGATGCGCCGGCACTTGAGCTGCGCCGCAACCGCAGCGGCGAGATCACCGGTCTCGATGTCGTCGACGGTGCCACCATCAAGGTGTTGTTCGACGAGACCGGACGCCGGCCCAAGCCGCCGGCACCGGCTTTCGAGCAGGTGATCCACGGCCGGCCGTGGAAGCTCTTGACGAGCGACGAGCTCTTGTACCTGCCGCGCAATCCGCGCCCGCACAAGGCCTACGGCTTCGGCCCGGTCGAGCAGATCGTCATGACCGTCAACATCGCCCTGCGGCGGCAGGGGATGCAGCTGCAGCACTTCACCGAGGGCAATGTGCCGCCCGGGTTGCTGAATGCGCCGGACGGGTGGAACGTCGAACAGATCGGGCAGTTCCAGGAGTGGTTCGACAGCGTTCTCGCCGGCAATACCGGCGCGCGCTCGCGGCTCGTATGGGGCCCAAGCGGAGCGAAGTACCAGCCCTTCAAGGAGGCGCCCTACAAGGACGAGTTCGACGAATGGCTGGCGCGCATCATCTGCTACGCCTTCTCGTTGCCGCCCAGCGCGTTCACCCGCCAGGTCAACCGCGCCACCGCCGAGACCGCGCAGGAGGCTGCGCTCGCCGAGGGATTGGCGCCGCTGATGGGCTGGGTTAAGCGCCTCGCCGACCACGTCATCCAGGACCGGATGGGCCATGCCGACCTCGAATTCACCTGGGTCGATCTGCGCCCGGCCGACCCGGCCGAGCAGGCCCAGATGCTCGACATCTATGTCCGGGACGGGATCTACACGGTAAACGAGGCGCGCGACATCCTCGGCTTCGACCCGGTCGCCGGCGGCGACCAGGCGCTGGTCTACGGCAGTGCCGGCGCGGTACCGCTTGGGGCACCGGCGCCTAGCGCGTCGGTTAAGCCAAAATGAAAATGTGCAACGGCGGTGACACTAATTAGGGGCCGCCCGCGCCACCCACACCTCCGCGAATTTCACGGTAACCGACGGTAATTCCCTCATGAAAATCTCCGCACGCCGCCTCCGGGCGGCTTTCCTCTCGGCGGCGCTCGCTGCGGGCCTTCCCATGGGCGGTATCGGCAGCGCGGCGGCGCAGAGTAAGGCCGTCGAGGTGCCGGGCTACCGCCAACTCGGCGCAGCCGAGGCGATGGCCTCGCCCGGCAACAGCGGCCTCGATTACAGCGCCAATGCCGGATCGCTGTCGGGGCTGACCATGCTCGCGACGATCCCAGCGCCCGCGGTGCCGCGGCTCGGCTATATCGTCCAGGCGCAATGCACCGCCGGCCTCGTGGTCGTGCTCGACGACCAAGGGGGCAGCCTCGCCCCGACGATCATCGTGATCGGCGGAGCGGCCGCGAATGGCGGCTCGGGCGGCTCGCTCAGCATGGCGGGGATGCCGCATACCGGACGCATCCGGATCTATTCGAGCTCGTCCTCCTGCCAGATGGCCGCGAGGAGCTGGTGATGATGAAGCGCCTTGGCTATCTCGCTATCTGGGCGGCGGCTCTCGCCCTCTCGCTACCCGCGGCGGCCCAGGTGCCGCCGATCCAGCCACCGCCCGGTATGGCTCTCAACGCCGCCAACGCGAGCCTGCCCGCCACGCTCAACAACCTCGGCCTCGGCACGACGAATACGCCGGCTTTTGGGGGCGCTCTGTTTGGGAACGCGCTGCCCAATGCGAGCGCCACCGTCATCACGATCAGCCCGATCGGTCAAGTCGCTCTCTTTGACGGCAGCTATTCATCCGATAACGCTGGCGGGTCATCGGCGGGCGTCATAGCGTATTTTAACAGAACTTTTTTAGACAACCAATCGGTAGCGCATTCGGTCTGGAACGAGTACCTGGAAGGGCATGTCTCCTCGGCCGCCGTCTCTGCGCAAATGCTGATGACGGAAAGTTCTCAATATAATCGCGGCATTACTCCCGACATCGACCCCTACACGCCCAACATCACCGGAGATAACGAGAATTACCGGATTGACTGCGGCGTCGGCAGCATTCCCGGCAATATCACGGGGTCGATCGCGGGCACGATTCTGACGGTTACGGCGGTCAATTCGGGCGGCCTCTATCCCGGTCAGGTCCTGACCGGCACCGGGGTGACGGCGGACACCGAAATCCTACGGCAGTTGACCGGGAATACGACGACGGGCGTCGGCACCTGGCAGCTGACGCGATCCTCAACCGTCTCAAGCGAGACGATCACCCTCGCGATGTCGCCGAACAAATGCACCAACGCGGTGCATATCCTCGGCAACGGCGCGGTGTACCGCTCGGGATTGGTGTTCGACGCAAACGGGCTCGATACCTCGTCGGGCCGCATCGCGCCGGCAATTCAGATGGGGCAGAGCCAGTCGATCGACTGGTACAGCGCGGCCGGGAACGCGGCCTGGCGGCTCTATTCGACGGCGACCACCGGCAACCAGACGATCCAACTCAACAACAACGGCGTCGGCGTCAACAAGGCGGCCAACTTCCCGCTCGACTTCACGAGCGGGGCGAATGGCACGCAGGGCGAATTCCAAAGCGGCTATTTCAGTGTGTACGGCAATCAAGCAAGCCTGAGTTCCCAGGCGACGCTGAGTAGCGGCGGGTCTTGGACGGCCAAGGCAACTTCGGCGGCCGGTGTGGATCTGCAAGCCAGCACGGGCACGGTGAACATTTGGGCGAACACTGGATTGACCGGCGGCACCGGCTTCAGTCCCAGCCTCATTGCACAGTTTACGGCGGGGGGCGGCCTGGCGCTTGGCACCCCGACCGCCGGCGACAGGGGCGCCGGGACGCTCAATCCAGCGGGCGCGGTCTACGACAACGGCACCGCCCCGACCGGCACCGCCGGCAGCGGCTATGTGCGGGCGACCTCGCCGACGCTCGTTACCCCGGCGCTCGGCGCGGCGACCGCGACGACGATCGCCGGGCAGAAGGCCCTGGAAGTCACCAAGACCAGCAACTATTCGGTGCTGACAGGCGACAGCAACACCTATTTCGACAACACCGGCGCCGCGGGCGAAGTCGACTTTACGCTGCCTGCCTATGCCGCCGGTTTGCGCTATTGCTTCACCGTGACGGCGGCGCAGACCTTGAAGGTGATCGCGCCGGCCTCCACCAAGATCGCGATCGGTACGACCAACAGCGCCGCAGCCGGCAACATCACCGCAGGCGCGGTCTATTCGACCGCCTGCATCTTCGCGACCAGCGTTTCCAACCAGTGGGCGGCCGACCGCACGACCGGCACGTGGACGGTGAATTGATGTCAGAAATCAACCCGAAGAGGCTGACGCACCGATGAAACGATTGATCCCTTTGTGCCTGCTGCTGATCGGCGCCGCCGTCGTCCCGGCACAGGCCGGCACCACGGTCTACGGCCCGCATCCATCTAACGCGACGCAGGCCAACGTAGCGGCGCCGGCCGGCACGACCAGCACGACCGGCCTGATGATGGGGCTCGCCGGGGCGATCATCCCGGCGCACAGCGGCAATGTGCTGCTGATCGTCAGTGGGACCCTGACCAACGGCACGACCGGCGACGGCGCCAGTTTGCAGATCCGCTACGGCACCGGCACGGCGCCAACCAATGGCGCGGCGCTTACCGGGACAGCGGTCGGCAACAACATCGCCGACAACAACCCCGTGACGAACAAGATCCCGTTCAGCGTGCAGGCGGTCGTGACCGGGCTCACTGTCGGCACCGCCTATTGGGTCGATGTCGGTCTCACCGCAATAACCGGCGGCACGGCCTCGATCGCCACCGTCTCGATCAGCGCCTTGGAGCTTTGAGCGGGCGGGGCGGTGGATCGCAATTCCTGGACGGGCACGAACCGAGGAGAGTTCTCGATGCGCTTTTACTGGCCGATCGCCAAGGTCGATGCCGAACAGCGGATGGTGTGGGGCTATGCGTCGACCGAGGCTGAGGACGACCAGGGCGAGACCGTCACCCGCGAGGCGTTGACCGCGGCGCTAGACGACTACATGCGCTTTGCCAATATCCGCGAGATGCATCAGCCCTCGGCGGTCGGTGTCGCCACGGAAGCCGCCGTCGACGACAAGGGCCTCTATCTCGGGGCCAAGATCGTCGACGCCGATGCCTGGCAGAAGGTCGTCGAAGGCGTCTACAAGGGTTTCTCGATCGGCGGCAGGGTGACCGCCCGTGATCCCGCCGACCGGCGGCTGATCACCGCGCTTCGCCTGACCGAAATCTCGGTGGTCGACCGCCCGGCCAACCCCGATGCGGTATTCGATTGCTGGAAATTTTCCACCGGCCCGGCGACAGGAGGCAGTATGGCCACTATTGCGGCGACAACCGGCGCACCCGTGCAGATCTGGGATTGTGGAGTTGCCGGCCACCGCCATCTCGCGAAGGCGGAGGCGGTGCGCTGCCTCGAAGGGCATGAGCCCGCCGCCGCGACAGCCCCCGGTGAGCATGATGAGGATGCGGCCGAGGGCGACGGCGACCCCTATGGCGACGTCGATTATGCCGATCCCGGCTATCGCCCGGACGGAAAGAAGCGCTATCCGATCGACACCGAGCGCCATATCCGCGCCGCCTGGGCCTTTATTCACCAGCCCGGCAACGCGCGCCGCTACACGGCGGCCCAACTCGAGCGCATCAAGGCGCGGATCGTCGCCGCCTGGCAGGAGAAGGTCGATCGCGACGGGCCGCCGGCGGCCGTCTCCGGGCCTGGCCGCGCGGCCGAACCGGCGCGCAAAAGCCTTGCCGAGGTCGGGCGCCTGGCGCAACTCATCCTCGATCTCGACTGGCTCTACGACCGCATCGCGATCGAGGCGGCGACAGAAGCGGACGATTCGCCTCTGGCGCCGCAGCTGCAAGGGATCATCGCCGAATTGTGCGACTTCCTCCAATCTCTCGTCGCCGAGGAAAGCGCCGAACTGGTCGATGGCAGCGACGGATCGGCCCAGGCCGACCTGGCCGCGCTGGCCATCGCCGGCAATCTGCGCAAGGTGCGCCGGCCCGATTTTGCACCCGTCGCCACCGGTCTTGCCAAGCTCGCCGGCGAGATCATGCCGCGCCTCGATGCACTGCAAAAACGAGTCGAGCAGATCGCCCGTACGCCGCTGCCGCCGCAGACCGTCGCGCGCGGATTTGTTGGGCTCTCGAAGCGGAAAGATGCCGGCGGCACGATCCCACCCGCCGAAGACGTCGTCGCCGCGCTCGCGCGAATGAGCGATGAGGAGCGCACCCTGACCCTGATCAAGGCGGCGCACGCCAACCCGATAGTTCCCGTTGGCCGGTCGGCGGGAGTCGCGACCTGGTAGCGCCGACGGCCTGAACCCTAACCCAGACCCGGCCAATGCCGGGTTTTTTGATGCCCGAGCGGAAGGAAACACCGATGAACCCGACCCAGGACACCCTCGATCTGGTGAAGGGCGCGTTGCGCACGCCCGACGACCGGATCACCAAATCGATTTCCACCGGCACCGGCCTTGTTGCCTTTGACCTGCAAGCGCCGGCCAAGAACCTCTATCCGGTCGTGACGCCGATCCGCAACGTGATACCGCGGATCGGCGGCGGCACCGGCACGGCGACCAACTGGCGCCAGGTGACCGCGCTGACCGGCTCCGGCTTCGACTCGATGGGCTGGGTCCCGGAAGGCCAGCGCTCGGGCCAGATGTCCTATTCGACCGCTTCCAAATCGGCCAGTTACGTGACGATCGGCGAGGAAGACGCGGCCACCTATGAGGCGATCAGCGCCGGGCGCCATTTCGAGGACATCCAGGCGCGCATGACCTTCCGCTTGTTGCAGAAGCTGATGCTAAAGGAGGAGATGGCGATCCTCGCCGGCAATGCCTCGCTGCAACTGGGCACCCCGACAGCGCCGGTGCTGTCGGCCTCGGGCTCGGGAGCGACATTACCGAGCGCGACCTATTCGGTCATCGTCGTTGCACTGACCCTCGAAGGCTACCAAAACTCGAGCCTTGCCTCGGGGATTGCCACAACCAAGACCATCAACGGCGCCGACGGCAAGACCTTCGTGTTGTCGGGTGGTTCGTCCAACAAGAGCGCGAATGCGACCCAGGCGGTAACATTGGGTCAGACCCTGTTCGCCAGTGTCACGGCGATCCAGGGCGCGGTCGCCTATGCCTGGTTTGTCGGCACCGCCGGCTCGGAGACGCTGCAGGCGATCACCACGATCAACAGCGCGACCGTCGCGGCGCCGCTGACCGGCGGGCAGCAGGCGGTGTCGGCGGTGACCGCCGATAATTCGGCCAATCCGAGCTATGCCTATGACGGGCTCCTCACCGCTGCGCTGAAATCGGGCTCCAACGCCTATGTCAGCAGCCTGGCAACCGGCACCGCAGGGACCGGCACGCCGCTGACCGCGTCGGGCCGCGGCTCGGTCGTCGAGATCGACACGATGTTCCAGACCATGTGGAACAATTTCGAGGTCTCGCCGACGGTCCTTTACGTCAATGCGCAGGAGCTGAAGAACATCACCAACAAGGTGCTGTCCAACGCCTCGGGGCCGCTGCTGCGCTATGAGGTCAGCGGCGACGGCAACGCGTACGATCTGGCGGCGGCGGGCGCGGTATCGTTCTACTTCAATCCGTACGCCTTGAATGGCGGGTTGCGCATTCCGATCCGCATTCATCCGAGGATCCCGGCCGGGACGATCATCGGTTGGGCCGAGAACCTGCCCGTCCAGTACCAGTCGAACGAGGTGCCGAACGTCGCCGAGGTAAAGACCCGGCAAGACTACTACGAGATCGACTGGCCGGTGATAACCCGTCAGCGCCAAGTCGGCGTCTACGCCGAAGAGGTGCTGGCGGTCTACGCGCCGTTCGCGATGGGGGTCATCACCAATATCGGCAACGGGTAATCGCGCTCGTTCACCAGTGCGGCGGCGAGAGGGTGAGGATGATCTTTCCTTCTCGTCGCCTCACTGACGCCGTGGTGAGTTATTTCAAGGGATGGAGCGATGGCGTTTGGCGATCTGGCTACTCTTGACGATGTCAAGGCCTGGCTGCAGACCGGACAGGACCCTTACCCGGATACGGACGACGTATTACTGGCGCGCCTGATCACCGGGGCCAGCCAGGTTGTCCAGAGCTGGCTGCAACGCCAGATCGCGCTCGGCGATTGGCAGGAGGTTCGCGACGGGACCGGCGGACAGCGCCTCGCCTTCGCCAACTTTCCGGTCACCGCGGTGCTGTCATTGTCGATCGATGGCCTTGAAATACCGCCGTCCCCGAGCGACGGCGGCTATGGCGCCGGGTATGTGTTCAGCCCAACCGAGCTGGCCTTGCGCGGCTATGTATTCACCCGGCGGGCACAGAATGTGATGGTCAGCTACACTGCGGGCTTTGCGACGACCCCGCCGGACATCGCCCAAGCCTGCATCGAGCTGGTGTCCATGCGATATCGCGAGCGCACCCACATCAGCGAGGTATCGAGTGCCCTGGGCGGCGGCGAAACCGTCACCTATTCCCAGCAGGACATGACCGACGACGTGAAGCTGCTGCTCGGGCAATATCGTGCCCAGGCGCCGGTGTCGGGCTTTGCCCGGCGCCTCGCCGCCACCGCGACCGATCCCGCGCTGGTGGCGGCCGCGTTATGATCACGCGCGAACCGATCTATGCCGCGCTGTTCGCGCTCGTTGCAGACGCGGCCAATTTTGTCACGACGTCGCGCCGATTGCGTCACTGGAGCAGCCTGACCCCGGCAGAGCAGCCCGCGCTGTTGATGCGCCAGAAGTCGGAGCTCGCATCGGTGGCGACGCTCGGCGGGCCGACGGTTTGGACGCTCGGCGTCGAGCTCTACGTGTACGCGCATGTGACCAATCCCTATGTGGCGCCGGCGACGGTGCTCAATCCGCTGGTCGATGGCGTCGAGGCGGCGCTCGCCCCATCGCCGGCGACGGGGGTGCAGAACCTGGGGCTGCCGGCGGTGGTTCAGCACGCCTACATCGCCGGCAAAATTTTAACTGATGAAGGGGTGCTCCGTGACCAGGCGGTCGCGATCATCCCGGTTGAAATCCTCTGCCTCTAGCAGGAGTTGACCCATGGAAGAAACCGCCGGCCTCGACGTTGCGCGGCCGCCACCGAGCGGCTCGGCGGCACCGGGACCGCTCGAGGACCTCGTGGAGCGCTGGTGGGCCGATCATTTCCCCGGTCCCCAGTGGCCCAAGTGACGCTGGCCTGGAACCATGCTTTTGCCGCCAAGGAAGAGCTGAAGCGGCGCCTCGTCAATCTCTCTGGAGGAGTCCTCTGACATGCAGCTCGCATTCGGCGCCGGGGCGCTGTGGGGCAACCGAACCGATGCGACCGGATCGGGTATCGGCCCCGACCAGTTCGGCATCCTCCAAGACGTGCAGATCGATTGGGACTGGCAGACCAAGGAATTGTGGGGCCAGTTCCAGTTCCCGGTCGATATCGCCCGCGGCCAGGGCAAGATCAGCGGCAAGGCGAAATTCGCCCGCATTTTCGGCGCGATCTACGGGGATTTATTCTTCGGGCAGACGCCGGCGACGGGCCAGCTGACCATTTCCGAGAACGAGGCGGCGACGGTTCCGGCGACCACTCCCTATACTGTAACGGTCGCCAACGCCGCCAGCTACGTCGATGATCTCGGCCTCTATTACGCCACCGGCGCCGCTGCCGGGAACCGCTTCACTCGAGTCACAACGCCATCGGCCGCCGGCCAATATTCGGTCAACCTCTCGACCGGAATCTACACCTTCGCCGCTGCCGATGCGGGGGCGTCATTGCTGATCAGCTATCTCTACACCGCCAGCTCCGGCAAGAAGCTGGTGCTGACCAACCAGTTCATGGGTTCGACGCCGACCTTCAAGGCAACCTTCTACACGACCAAGACGGTTCAGGGCACGCCGGCCGGTTTGGCGCTGATGTTGAACGCGTGCACCGCGACGAAATTGTCGCTGCCGACCAAGATCGACGATTACGAGATCCAGGAATTCGACTTCAGCGCCTTCGCCGATGTGACCGGCACGATCGGCACGTTGAGCGTCAACGAGTAGCCGGGGATGACCAAGACCGTCGTCACCCTGGGCGGACGAGGCTTAGAGGTCCGCCCGCTGAAGCTCGGCCAATTGCGCCACCTGCTCGATGCGCTCGACGACATGACCGGCAAATCGGGCGGCGCGCTGATTGAGGCCGCCGCCAAGGTAGTGACCGCCGGGTTCGCGCCGGCGCAGCCCGACCTCACTGCCGAGGCCGTGCTCGATCTCGAAGCGACGCTCGAGGAACTCAACGCCGCCGTGGCGGCTGTTCTGCGCGTCGCCGGGTTGACCCCCATGGAGAACGCCACGGGGGAAGCGCGGCCGGTGGCGAGCCCGGAAGAAACTTCCGGGAACAGCTCGGCGCCGTCTACGGCGCTCTCGCCACCGGCTGCTCCTATTCCTACCGGGTCATCGACGGCATGACGCTCGCCGAGGCCGGGGAGATTTTCGGATATTGGGAAGAGAACCCGCCGGCGCATCTGATGCTGCAGACGATCGCGCGCACGCTCGGCTGGGTGCCCCGCTCCGCACCCGCAGGCGCACCGCCGATCGAGGAGATTGCCGCCGCCGCTCCGCCCGGGCTCGATGTGGCGCGGGGCGACGATCTCGGCATGCCCGCGCCGCTCGACCGCGACGCGCTGCGCGCGCGCAACCGGGTCCGGGCGATGGAAATCGCGCGGCGGAACCAAGGCGCCGCAATCGGCTAACGTCATTGTCGAAGAGCGGCTGTGCCGCATAATCTGCGCCGCGACAAACGACGCTAAGGGACGGCAATGCGGTGGCTGCTTCTCGGCGGCCTGGCGCTCGGGCTGGCGGCCGGCGCCAATCCGGCACCGGTCTCTGCCGCCCAGCCGGCTGACGGGCCGGGGTGCCTTGGCGTCTCGGTCGAGGAATGTGTGCGCTGGCTGCGCGCGACGATGACGATCGACGAGAATTTTCTCGCCACCACGATAGCGCATCGCCACGACACCGACGTCAATGGCAGGCCGATCGGCAACGGGCTTGTCACGGTTTACGCCAAACTCCCGGGCGAGCTCGACGCCTTTGTCTTCCTGCTGCATCTGCGGCCGAACGATACGGTGCAGAGCGTCGAATCGAACCTGTTGCACAATCTGCTCACGGCGCGGACCGAGCAGTTCTACGACCAGAGCAAGCTCTATGACATCGTCTCGCGTCTCGTGGGCCGCCGTTGTCCGGGGATCCGCAAGATCGAGCTGTACCAGTTTTTTGAAAATTCGGTGAAACCCCGGATCACCCGTCAACACCAGGATCTCTCGACCGGCCTCAACGGGCTGCACCGGATCGTGTCGCACACCGCCGGTGTGCCGTATTGCGGCGGCGTCACCCTCGCCTACACCCACATCATCGAGTGGCGGGGGTCCAAGGACCCGGAAGCCGCGGCGAAGCGGACCCAGTTTTCCTCGATCGAATTAGAGTAGCAGCACCGCCAATCAACAGGCCCCCGCGGAAGCTTTTTTGCGGGGGCCTGGCGCACCCCGCTTAAAATTGAAGTGACCCTTGGCCGACAAGGTGCAGATCAAGATCGGCGCCGGTATCGGCGGCGCGCTCTCGGCCCTCAACGCGCTGAAGCAGGCGATCACCGGCGCGACCACGCCAGGGCGCTGGCGCCGCACGACCTGATCGCGACATTGCCGGGCGCGCCGCCCTTCGCCCAGACCGCCGACCAGCAGCTGACCGCCGCGCTCGAAGCGGCCGGCCGGTTCGATCGCTAGACCTAGGGAGAACGCTCGATGCGCGGACGCACCGGCTTTACCGAGAGCAGCTCCTCACTCGCCGAGCTGATGGCGGCCAGCGGCGAGGCCGCAGACCAGTTCGAGGTCGACCAAGACAGGATGGCCGCCGCGGCGAGCAAGGCGGCGGCGAAGATCGCGAGGCCCTACACGCAGGCCTTCGACCAGATCGGGGCCGGCTGGAAACGCGCCGCCGAAGGGCTGATCCAGGGGACGTTGACCTGGCAGAAGGCGGCCGTGGTCGCCACCAATTCGGTCGAGGACGGACTCGCCACCGTCGCCCAGACGGTGCTCTCCCAGGCGGCAGCCGGGCCGCTGGCCGGCCTGCTCGGGCTGGGCGCGCCCGCAGCCGGCAAAGGGGTGGGCGACGTCTTGGGCAGCGGGCTCAGCAGTCTTGTGAACAAGCAGCTCGGGCTCGGCAACCTGCTCGACAACGGCGAGCAGACCGCGAACACCGCCGCGCTGTCCACCAACACCGCCGCGCTCACGGCGCTCGCGACGACGATGGCCGCCGGCACCGCCGCGGCGGGCGGTGGGATCGCAGCCACCGGCGCGGCCGCCACCGTCGGCGGGGCTGCGGCCGGTGGAGGCGGCCTGTTCGGCTGGCTTGGCGGCCTGCTGGCATTCTCGCAAGGCGGCATCGTGCCGTCGGCCGCCGGCGGCTGGGCCTTGCCGAGCTTCGCGGGCACGCAACCCGCCCTCCTGCATTCGCGCGAGATGGTGCTGCCGGCGCATATCAGCGAAGGGCTGCAAGGCATGATCGCGCAGGGTGGCACGGGCGACATGCACCTGCATTTTCACGGACCCTCCGACGGCCCAGCAGTCGAGCGCTGGTTCACCGGGCTGATGGGCCGCAATCCCGGCGTCGTGCGCAACATGCTGCGCTCGAACGCGCTGACCCCACGCACGATCTGACGAGGCTCCGTGACCGCGATTTTCCCAGCCCTTCCCGGCCTCGGCTGGTCGGTTTCGAAGGCGGCGCGCTTTGCCACCCGCACGCAGAAGGCGATATCCGGGCGCGAGTTGCGCGTCATCGACCAGGTCAATCCGATCTGGACCTTCACGCTGACCTACGAAATCCTGCGCGACAAGCATGACACGCGGGCGCCAAGCGGGCTCGGCGCCGGCTTTGACGAGCTGCGCACGCTCGCCGGCTTCTTTCTGCAACAGCAGGGATCTTTTACGCCGTTCCTGTTCGACGATCCGACCGATGATGCCGTTCTGGCACAATCGATCGGCACCGGCAATTCGAGCACGACGGTGTTTCAGCTAGTGCGGAATTTCGGCGGCTTCAGCGAGCCGATCGTCGCGCCCAACATGGTCAGCGCGATCTACTTCAACGGCGTCCTGCAATCATCATCGGGCTATACGGTTGATGCGACGACCGGCCTCGTCACCTTCACGACCGCACCGCCGACCGGCCAGGCGATCGCCGCGGACTTCACTTATTACTTCCGGGTGCGGTTCGCCGACGACACCGTCGAATTCGAGAACTTCATGTACCAGCTCTGGTCGTTGAAGCAAGTCAAGCTGCAATCGGTGCTGTCATGAGACCATGCTCGGCCGCGCTGACCAGCTACCTCAACGATGGCGCCGATCTGGCGGTCGTCCAGGTCGACCTCTACACGTTCGCGCTGACTAGCGGAGAGGTATTGCGCTGGTCGGGCGGCGACACGGCGCTGACCATCCCCGCCGCCGGGTTTCCGGTCGGCAGCTTCAATCATGGCGCGCAGCAGATTTTTGCGCTCGGCCCGCGCTTCGGGCGCTCGAAGGTCACGACGAAGATCGGCGTCCAACCGGCCGAGCTCGACATCCAGATCATGGCCGGCGCCAACGATCTGGTCGGCACGTTTCCGATCGCGGACGCGGTGCGGATGGGGATCTTCGACGGCGCGACGGTCGAGCTGGACCGCTTCTTCGCCCCGCCGCAGACCGCCGGCTCGGGCGCACTCGACACCAGTCTCGGCTGTCTGTTGTGGTTCTACGGCCGGATCGCCGATTGCGATGTCGGACGCTCGACGATCGCGGTCAAGGTCAAGTCGCTGATGAACCTCTTGGCGATCCAGCAGATGCCGCGCCGGCTCTACGGCGCGGCCTGCGCGCATGTCTTCGGCGACACGATGTGCGGCTATGACCGGGTCAACGGCAAGAACGCGCTCGGCACTTCCACCGGGGTGGGCCAGGCCACGGTTACTGCCGCGGCCGGCTCCGACCAGGCGACCATGAACTGCACCACCACGGTGCCGAATTACGTCGAGGGTACGGTGACCGGCCTAACCGGCGCCAACGCCGGATCCACGCGCACGATTGTCAGCATCGGCAACGGCTCGCAGATCGAGGTGATCCGGGCGTGGCTCTTCCCGATAACCGCGGGCGACACCTTTACGATGCTGCCGGGCTGCGACCATACGAGCGGGACCTGCAACGTGACCTTCCAGAACTTGCTGCGCTTTGGCGGCTTCCCCTACATCCCGCCGCCGGAAGTAGCGGTCTAGCGATGGCCGGCCTAGCGATGGAGGGCGCGGTCGGCCCGGTGGACATCGTGTTCGACCCACATGTCAGCCAGGCGATCGGCTGTTTGCTCATGGCGCTGATCCCCGCCTTCGCGAGGACCGCCGCAGTGGCGCTGGCCCTTGGGCCGGGGTGCAGCCGATGAGCGATGCTCGGCAGGCCGTCGTCGCCGAAGCCCTGACGTGGATCGGCACGCCCTTCCACCACGCGGCGCGGGTCAAGGGCGCCGGGGTCGACTGTCTGATGCTGCTGGCCGAGGTATACGAGCGCGCCGGAGTGGCGCCGCACGTCGAGCCGCCTTTCTATGTGCCGGGCTGGCACATGCACCGCGATGCCGAGCGCTATATGGAGGGGCTTCTGGGCTACACGCGCGAGATCGAAGGACCGCCGCAGCCGGGCGACATCGCGCTCTTCAAATTCGGGCGGGTGTTCTCGCACGGCGCGGTCGTCGTCGCGTGGCCGCGGCTGATCCATGCCTATTGGGCGATCGGCGTCGTGTGGGGCGACGCGGCGCTCCATCCGCTGAAGAGGCGCGAGGTGCGGTTTTTTACGCCATTCGGTGAGGCTCATGCCTGACGGCGGCGATTTTCCCGGCGGCAAGGGCGGCGGTCCGACGCCGTTCAGCAATGCCTTCAAGCCGGCGACGATCGCGTCGTTGCGCTACAACACCAGCCAGGCCGGCAGCCCGGTGCCGCTCTGCTACGGGACCCAGCGGATCTCGATCAACCTCCTGGAGTTCTGGGGCGAGCAGGGCTTCGGCACCACCAGCAAGGGCGGCAAGGGGCTTGGCAGCTCGGGCGGCAAGAAGGGATCCAATGCCAACTACTCGGTCGATGTCGCATTCGGGGTATGCCAGGGGCCGGTAAGCTATACCGGGGCGCCGAACGGCTTTCTCAACGGCTCGACCCTCGAAAACCGCGTTTGGGCCAACGGCTCGATCGCCGGGATCGACCGAACGCCGGTCAATGTCTATGACGGCAACGACGGCCAGGCGCCCGACCCGGTGTTCGCCAGCAGCGACACCAACAGCCCGGTTCTCGGCTATTCCGGCACCTCCTACGTCACCGGCACGCCGCTGCAATTGGGGTCGACCCCGGCCCTGCCGAATGTCTCGTTCGAGATCACCGGGTTCGAGGTCGGCACGGTCGGATCGGGTTTCCCGGGCGACGCGAACCCGGCCTCGATCGTCACCGATCTGTTGACCAACCCGCGCTACGGCGCGGGCTTTCCCTCGACCAACCTCGACAGCGCCGGCTCGATCGCCGATTTCGCCACCTACTGCCAGGCGGCCCAGCTCGCGATGTCATTGCTGCTCGACCGGCAGCAGCCCTGCGCACGATGGATCGAGGAGATCGCCCAACTCGCCGTCGCGGCGGTGGTGTGGTCGGGCAGTCTCTTGAAGATCATCCCCTACGGCGACACCGCGCTCAGCGACAACGGCGCCAGCTGGACGCCCAACCTGACCTGGCAGTACAGCCTCGTCGACTCCGATTTCCTCGATTTCGGCGGCGGCAGCGACCCGGTCATGCTGACCCGCAGCGACCCGGCCGCCGCGACCAACTGGCTCAGCGTCGAATACATGGATTCGAGCAACTCCTACAACCCGCAGATCCTGCCGGTATGGGACCAGGGCCTGATCGACCAATACGGGCTCCGGAGCGAGCCGTCGGTCCAGGCCCATGAGTTCACCAACCCCACGAGCGCGACGATCTCGGCCCAGCTCCAGCTGCAGCGCAAGGCCTACGTGCGAAACACCTATAAGTGGAAGCTCGGCTGGCGCTACTCGCTCTTGGAACCGATGGACATCGTGCTGTTGACCGACGCGACGCTGGGCCTCTCCGGCGCGGCGGTGCGGATCACGCAGATCGACGAGGACGACAACGGCGAGCTGACCGTCACCGCCGAAGAGGTCCCGGGAGTGACGCCCTGAAATGACCGGAACCATTACCCCGATCGGGGTCGGCACCGCGACGCTCTATCCGAAGCTGACGACGGCCGGGTCCGGCCTCGACTTGCTGGTCGCTCCCGGCAACACCAATGCGCCGATCATCTTCGAGCCGCCATCGGGATTGTCGGGCGGCGACCTCGAAGTCTGGCTGATTGCCTCGGGCGGGACGAACTGGGGCGGCTGCCAGGTCTGGGTGTCGAGCGACGGCAATACCTACGCGCTGGGCGGCACGATCTACCGCGGAGGCCGCCAGGGCACGCTGACCGCGAGTTTGCCGAGCCATGCCGACCCCGACACCGCCGACACGCTGTCGGTGGATCTGACCCAGAGCCAGGGGCAGCTCTTGTCGGGCACGATGGCCGACGCCGACAATTTTGTGATGCTGTGCTACTGCGATGGCGAGCTGGTGAGCTACCAGACCGCGACCCTCGCCGCTTCCTACAAGTACAACCTGACCTACCTGCGGCGCGGGATCTACGGCACGCCGATCGGCAGCCATTCCGCGGGCGCGAACTTCGCGCGCTTCGGCCCGAACGACCAATCCCTCTTCCGCTATCGCTATCCCTCCAGCTTCATCGGCCAGACGATCCATGTGAAACTGCCGGCCTTCAACACCTTCGGCCAGGCCTTGCAGAGCCTCGCCGGGCTGACGCCGACCAGCTACGCGCTGACCGGCGACGGCGCAGTGCAGGGCCCGGCCTATGTCTCCGGCTCGTGGGCCGGAAGCCCCGGCGCGAGCCAGGTGATCGAGCGCTATATCTTCGCCACCCCGGTCACCTTCGCGGCCGGGCTCGCGGGCAGCTATGGGACGGCCGGCACGGCGGCCACCGCCCTCGCCAACTTTCCCATTCAGAAGAACGGGTCGACGGTCGGCACGATGGCCTTGGCTGCCGGCGCGACGAGCGCCAGCTTCACGATGGCCAGCGCGACCAGCTTCGCCGGCGGCGATGTCTTGACCATCATCGCGCCGGCCTCGCCCGACACGACCCTCGCCAACCTCGCCTGGACCCTCACGGGAACGCTGTGATGCTCCCTGGGACGCATGCAACGCAAGACCCGGCGCCGGAGACCTCCGGCGGCGTTTCGACCTGGCTCGGCGCGATGGTTCACCCGCATTTCTCGCCCGACATCAATCTCGGCCACCTGCTGCAGGCGCTCATTATCGTCACCACGCTGGGGGGCGGGATCGTCGGCGCATATCTGAGCCTGCGCGCCGATCTCGATGTGC